AAGAGCAAATTGATTTTTGTTTTTGAAAAGCAAGAGCAGCAACAACCGATTACGATTGCGCCTCTCATAGAGGAAAAAATTGCGAGCTGATTAATGCCTATCCCAGTAATTGACAAATCAGAAATTTCTCCCGACGATAAAGTTTTCAAATGCATCAAGCCTCAAGGCGATTTCATTCTCACCAATGAACGCTATCCTGCTTACGTCGCTGCATGGGGAACAGGAAAAACAACAGCCGGTATTGGCCGCGCCATGCGTCTCTCAGAGGAGTTCGACGGAAACTTGGGACTCATTGGAAGAAAAGAATATACCGACCTCAGAGACTCGACGATAAAAGATTTTGAAGATTACACCGGATTCAAAGTTAATTCCAATCGTGAAGTTCATCTTGGCAATGGTTCTATTATCATGTTTCGTCACTTAGAAGAAATGAACAATATTCAGAACATCAACCTCGGATGGTTTTGGATTGAACAGGCAGAAGAGTTTGATACCGACGATATCTTCTTTAAATTGTTTGGTCGCCTCCGTCGGAAAGATGTTCTTCACAGTGGATTCATCACCGCCAATACCAATGGCCATAATTGGATTTATAAATTGTGGAAGATGCGAAACCTCGACGGTGGAATCTTATTTGAAGCAACAACCTCTGACAACGCACATAATTTAAGTCCCAAGTTCATAGAGAGCTTGGAAGTTTTAAAAATCAAGAAACCAAAACTTTACAATCGCTTCGTCATGAACTCATGGGAAGATGGCGATACCATTGACATCATCATCCAGCCGGACTGGATCAATGCCGCGTGCAAGCGTGATCTAAATGCCCCCCCTCCCTATCGTCAAGTTGTCTCTATCGACGTGGCTCGCTATGGCGACGACAAAACAATTTTCTACGCGATTAGAAATAACGAGGTCATAGGACGAGAAGAACATGAAAAAAGATCAACAATGGAAGTCGTCGGGCTGGCTCTCAGGTTCGCTCAGCGCAGCGGGGGAATTGAAAGCTTTGCGGTTGACGAGATTGGAGTGGGAGGCGGCGTTGCAGATCGACTTGCTGAACTTGAAAAAGATGTTGTATTCGTTAATGCTTCCAAGGAATCTTCTTTTCCAGAGCGGTACTACAATCTTAGAGCCGAAATCTACAGCCGAGGAGCTGATCAATTTGAACAGAACAAGGTTCAAATCCAAATAGACGACAATGATTTGATAGAACAATTATCATGGGCCAGATACAAAACCATTAAGAGCAACGGCATCTACCAAGTGGAAGCGAAGGAAGACATCAAGAAGCGTTATGGTCGCAGCCCTGACAATGCAGATTGTTATTTGAATGGATTGTGGGCATTGGATAGAATTCATCCAGAAAAATTAAAGAAGCAAGATAAGTACATGAGAAGCATTAAGCGCGAAGTTCAATCTTCTTCAATGGTGGTATAATGTGGAATATTTAATTTGTCCAGAATGCGGATTTGACATGACGGATCATGGAGAATATTACGATGCCAATTAAAGAAGGAAAATCTGCAAAAACTGTTAGTGAAAACATTTCTGCCCTAATCGATGAGGGCTACAATCGCAAGCAGGCCATAGCGATCGCATTGGAAAAGGCAGGAATGAAAAAAGAATTTAGCTCAGGAGATCAACGGAAAGAAAAACCCAATCCTGATCGGAGACGGGTTTACGATATCGGATCGACAAGAGGGTAAATGAGAGACAAGGACATATTCAAATTGCAAAAAGATGAAGCGCGCAAAATGGCATCTCTTTTCCGTCAGATTCAATTCCTCAATTTAAGGTTACTTGCTTATGAGCAAATCGTATCCAAGCCTTGGGTTGCGATGCGTGGGTTGTTCCAGCCACAATGGCTTTGGCAGAAGGTAGACAAACTTCAAATGCAATTTATTAAAGAGCATGACGAGGAAGTGGCGAAGGCGATTGAGGTACAGAAGCAACCCAAGATTGATATCATCGGTGCCAATGGAATCATTAAACCATGATCAGTAATAAAACAGGGAAAGATTTAACGCCTGAAAAGGCGATGTCAGATTTCAAAAAAGCTTACGGGGCGAAAAGAAAACTGATTGAACGCGAGGAAGAAGATTTTCTTTTTGCTTTGGGCAAGCAATGGACTCAAGAAGATGTGGAGTCAATGACGGGAAGAAAAATTAAAGTTGTGACGGATAACCGTATCGCACCCAATATTTTTCTTCTCACGGGCCTTGAGAGACAGAACAGGACAGATTTCAAAGCTTTTCCTGAAGGTCAAGAAGATTCTGTGAAAGCAGAAATAGCTACCATCCTTCTTAAGAACGCCAATAAGATTTCAGACTTCAGCAACAAATCTTCAGAGCAATTCAAAGACGGCGTGACCTGTGGTGAATCCCACCTCGAACTTTATCTCGATTATACTTACAACATTTTAAATGGGGTTCCGGTTTGGAAAAAGACGGATGGGGATTGTTTGTTTCCTGAGCCAGGATATCGAGAGTATGATTTCTCCGATGCCCGTTACGTTTACAAGTTGACGAAAGGATTATCTGCTGATGATCTGATTAGTCTCTACCCAGACAAAAAGAATTTGATTGAAAGTTCATCCGGTGGGAAGATTGATTTCGCCGGATTGGAAGCCAGCGGAACACATCGGCAGCCCAAAGATTATCCGAAAGCCAATCAAGACGGAAAAGATTTTGATGGTGAGGAATGTGGGTTTGATTTGCTAGAGCGTGTCTACAAGAAATACGTTGAGCAGAATTACATTGGTGATCGGCAGACCGGAGAAATCAAAGAATCGGAGACGAAAGAGAAAGCGCAGGAATTTGTTACAGCTTATCAAGACGGAATTAATCAAGAGCAACAACTTTATCAACAGCAGCTTCAGCAGTCTCAGCAGGTGACGATGGCCACTGGAGTCGCCGTTGATCCCCCTCCGCTTCCACCGCAACAAAACCTAGATCGATACGTTCATTTCACGCGCCACGTTCCTGAGATATGGATTTACGCATTTACCAATGGGATTGATGAGCCCTTGGCGGATGAGAGAGCCTGGTTCTATCCGAAATGGAAATCGTATCCGTTCGTGCCCTATTTCTGCCGATTCTCAACGGCACCTATTGAGGGAGATGATAGGCATCTTCTGATTCAAGGTGTTGTGCATGGCGTGAAAAATGCGCAGGAGATTCATAACAAAGCCTCCACTCTTGAGCTGTTGCATTTGAACACATCGACGAATTCAGGATGGTTGTCAGAAGAGAATTCATGGGTTGATGTGAAAAAGGTTGAGAAATTTGGCGCATCGCCTGGTATTAATCTCGAATACAAGAAAGGTTCTCAGCCTCCGTCGAGACTCTTTCCTAATCAATTGTCAGCCGGACATGAGGTCATTGCGCAGAATGCAGCAGAGTCTATCAAGGCTCAGTTGGGGATCAATGCAGACTTGCTCGCTGTGCAGGAAGGAAGTCAAGCGTCAGGCCGTGCCATTGCTTTGCGTCAGCGTCAGGGATTGCTCATGGTTCAAGAGCCATTTGATAATTTGTCTCGAACACGAAAGATAGCAGCATCTTTTCTTTTGTCACAGATGGGAGAGATTTACGATACCGAGTCAGCAAAGAAAATATTGGGCGACGCCTTCTTGATTCAGAATTTTCCTCCCATGATGCAGCAGATTCAAGACCCTGTAACGGGTCAAGTCCAAGAAGTAGCTTTGCCGGGGAAAGATGGTCAGCCGATGCGCTATGACGAAGATATTGCCGAGGTAACCATTGCTGAGGTGTTGAGTGGTAAGCTGGAGAAGTATGATGTGAGCGTGGGTGAGAGCGTATCGAGTGAAACTACGCGCATTGCCAACATGCAGGACTTAAAAGAATTTGCGACGGCGTTGCCTGGAATTATTACGCCTGACGTTCTGATTGAAGAATCTCAGCTGCCACAGGCGACAAAGAGCAAGGTTTTGGCTAATATCAAACAGCAGCAAGCAATGCAGGCAGCGATGGCGGGTCAGCCGCCGATGGCGGCATGATGGGACGACCAGCAGGATCTAAAAATAGGCCAAAGGATGGAAATGTTATGGCTCTTCAAGAAAAACCGATAGCAAATGTTCCACGTGAACAAATGATATTATCAGTCTCATCGCAATCAAGAGAGAAAGAAAAAGAAATCCAACCACCCGTCGCAAGTCCGAACTCTCTCAATCCCCAGGAGGCACCGAAAAATGTCCAACAAGAAGAAAAAAAAGAAATCAAAGAAACCATCGTATCAGTGGTGAAGAAACCAGCTGTTGATAAGCTTGGCCCAGGTCAGAAATATTTTGAATCGCCAGAGGGCGAGATTATTACCGGTGACGAAAGCAAGAATCAAATATGGTCGCGCAATACCAACGGTGGGAAAGGCGGCTACGTCAATCCGAAGCGATGAACATTTTTATTGAATCCCCAGTGCTTATTGTTGTGCTAGACTTCTGGAGTGAACTTGGCGGTTACTTAGGAAACATTATGATTCCTCTCAGTTTAAATTAGGAGAAATATGGCAGAAGAAGCAGTCAAAGAAAAAATACCTTCAGCAGATGTGATCATGCTCAATGAGCCTGATGTTATTCCCGATGCAAAAGTAGACTCTCCGACGAGAGAAGAGCTAAAAAGTAAAGGCTGGTCTGCCAAAGAAATGGACGCCGCTGAAAAGCGCGGCATGGTGAAAAAGTCAGAAGAGAAAAAAGAAACTCCTGCTAAAGCAGAAGTTCCTCTTGTCATAGAAGAAAATAAAGAAATCCCCGCCGAATCAAAAGAAGAACCTAAGAAAGATTTCTCTCATTCTCAACATTTGCGT